CCTTCAAGGAGCGGAGGACAACCTAGTTTCGGGTTTATGCCATTCCCATTGATGAGCAACGATAAAGAGGTTTCTGTGAAACTTTCTCATGTAGTTTTTACTTGCGATATAGCAGAAGACTTTTTAAATCAATATAATTCAGTTTTTGGTTCTGGTATTGTTGTTCCACCAAAAGATATTATTTTAAATTGATTATGGATTTCTATTTAAACGCAAAGGTATTTGGTGATAATATTCTTTATAGAGGAATAAAGAATGGTAAACCAATCCAAATGAAGATTCCTTACAAACCTTCGTTATATGTACCAACTTCTGAAAATTCTCCATACCATACTTTGTATGGAGAAAACTTAAAGAAAATCAATTTTCCTTCTATAAAAAAGTCTAAAGAATTCATTAAAGAATACGAAAATGTCGAGAATTTTAAGGTTTATGGTAATACCAAATATGAATATTGTTTGATATCTGACTTATTCCCAAACGACGTTGAATGGGACTTCTCGAAAGTAAGGATAGCAATGTTCGATATTGAAGTTAATTCTGATCCAGATGCTGGCGGTTTTGCTTCTCCTCAAGATCCGTTTCAACCTATAATTTCTATTGCTTTTAAGTTCTTTGGCGAAGAAAAGTTTTATCTATTGGGTTACGACGACTTTAATGCTCCTGATAATGTTGTATATATCAAATGTAAAGACGAATGGACCTTGTTAAAGAAGTTTATTGAAATTTGGACAATAAACCATCCAAACTTAGTTTCTGGTTGGAATAGTAATGGATTTGACATTCCTTACATGATTAACAGAATGTATAAAATTCTTGGAGAACCAGAAACAAGAAAATTATCGCCTTGGGGGTTTATTAACGAAAAGCGGTCCAAAAAGTTCAATACTAAATTTAATGGTTATGAAGAAGAAGTAACATACACTATTGCTGGGGTTTCTTCTATAGATTATTTAGAATTGTATAAAAAGTTCCAACCAGGCGGAAATTCAAGGGAATCTTATCGTTTGGATTTTATAGCAGAAACCGAAATTGGCGAAAACAAGTTGGAATATGATGGTTCGCTTCATAAACTTTATGTTGAAGACAAACAAAAGTTTTACGAGTACAATATACAAGACGTAAACCTTATAGAACTCCTTGATAAAAAGTGTAAGTTATTTGAAATGGGATTAACTTTATCTTACGATTCTAAGACGAATCCAGAAGACATTTTCACTCAAACTAGAATGTGGGATGCTCTAGTTTACGATTATCTAAAGAAAAAGGGTATTCAAGTCCCTCAAATGGAAGCGAAAGACTATGAACCGTATGAAGGAGCTTATGTAAAACCTCCCCTTACAGGTATACATAAATGGGTGGTTTCTTTGGATGCTACTTCTCTATATCCTTCAATTATTATGGGTAAGAACGTTTCTCCAGAAACTCTAGTAGAACCACAAGATTACACTGAAAATATGAGGAATATTATTTCAAAAGGTGTAAATGTTGATTCTATCCTTTCTGAATCTATCAATTTGGAAAAATTAAAAGAAGATAATGTAACTATAACCCCTAACGGTCAGTTCTTTAGGACAGACCAGAAAGGTTTTCTTCCTGAGATGGTTGAAAAAATGTTTGCTGCTAGGCAAAGTTATAAAAAGAAAATGTTGTCTGCTCAAAAAGAATATGAGGAAGTTTCTTCTTTGTATAAGAAAAACCCTACAGAAGAATTAAAACGGAAACTTGAACAACTTTCTTACGAATCTTCTAGATATGATAATCTCCAAAATTCAAAAAAACTTTGTTTGAATAGTTTATATGGATGTTTGGGGACTAAGTATTTCAGGTTGTTTGATGTAAGGATGGCTGAGGGTATCACCCTTGAGGGTCAGTTATCTAACCGTTGGGTTGCAAATCGTACAAATCTATACCTTAATTCTTTGTTGAAATCAAATAAGGATTATTGTATATACATGGATACTGATTCTATCTTAATTTCTCTTGAGAAGTTAGTTGAAAAGGTTTGTCCGAGTAATTATTCTAATAAAGAAATAGTAGAATTCCTTAATAAGTCGATTACAAAAAAGATTCAACCAGAAGTGGACCTTTTTTGCTCGAATTTGGGAGAATATGTCAATTCTTTTAGAAATTCCATTTCTTATAAACTAGAGAAAATTTGTTCTTCTGGGGTGTTTGTCGCCAAAAAGCGATATGCGCTGAACGTATATTCTAACGAAGGTGTGGTGTATTCTGAGCCAAAAATTAAAGTTACTGGGTTGGAAATAGTCAAATCTTCTACTCCTTCTATAGTAAGGTCCGTCCTAAAAGAATGCGTAAAGATAATTCTAGATAATGATGAAGAAACATTACAAAAACGAATAGAACTATTTCGATCTGATTTTAATAGGTTGCTTGTTGAAGACATTTCTTTTCCTAGAGGAGTTAATGGTCTGCACAAATATACAGACTCTACTACCATTTATAAAAAAGGTACTCCAATACACGTAAGAGGTTCTATATTATTCAATAAACTCTTGGGGGATAAAAACCTAGACTCTGAATATGAATATATAAAAGACGGCGACAAAATTAAATTTTGTTATTTGAAGACTCCAAACCATTTGAAAGAGAACGTCATAGCATATCCGGAAAAATTACCTAAAGAACTTGACTTACATCGATTTATAGACTATAATTTTATGTTTGAAAAAGTTTTTTTGGAGCCGTTGGGAGCTATTGTAAATACAATAGGTTGGTCTTTGGAAAAGCAAAATAGTTTAGAAGATTTTTTTGGTTGAGAGGTATAGTATGAGCTTAATGGACAAAATTAAAAAGAACAGCACTATTAAAGATATTTCTGTTCTTTCGAAATCTAAGTATTTCAACGAAAAGGACGTGATTCAAACGCAAATTCCAGCATTGAACATTGCTTTGTCTGGTAAAATTGATGGTGGGTTTGTTCCAGGTTTGACGCTTTGGTGTGGACCGTCAAAGCATTTTAAGAGTATGTTTTCTTTAATTATGGCAAAATCTTACATGGATAAGTATCCTGATGCTGTAATGGTTTTTTATGACTGTGAGTTCGGTACTCCCGCAAAATATTTTTCTTCCCTTAATATGGATACTAACAGAATCCTCCACGTTCCTATTATGGATATGGAAGAGTTTAAGTTTGATGTAATTAAACAGTTGGAAAACTTAGAAAGGGGTGAGAAGGCGATTTTTGTTATTGACTCTTTGGGTAATATGTCTAGCAAAAAAGAACTTGATGACGCTATTGAGGGTAAATCTGTGCAAGATATGAGCCGGGCAAAACAGATGAAGTCTATTTTTAGGATGATCACACCATACCTAAATCGCTTGGATATTCCTATGGTTGCTGTCAACCATATCTATATGGAACAAGGTTTGTATCCTAAAGCGATTGTTTCTGGCGGAACTGGAGTATACCTTTCTGCGGATAATATCTATATCTTGGGTCGCCAACAAGAAAAGGATGGTACGGAAATTTCTGGGTACAATTTTATTATTAATGTAGAAAAATCTAGATACGTTAAAGAAAAGTCAAGAATCCCTATCAGCGTTTCTTTTGATAGTGGCGTTAGTAAATGGTCCGGTTTGCTTGATCTTGCATTAGAATTAGGGTTTGTTATGAAACCTTCTAATGGTTGGTATTCTAAGGTAAACGTAGAAACAGGCGAAGTCGAAGATAAAAAATATAGGTTAAAAGACACAAACACAAAAGAGTTTTGGGAGCCTATTTTGGTTTCTCAAAGGTTTAAAGATGCTGTATATGATAATTATTCTATTTCCTCTAATTCCATTTTGGGTGATGAAGAAATACAAGAAGAATTTAATAAAGTTGAAGAAATGGAGGATGTAGAAAATGAATGAGTTGGAAGAAGGTGTTGATTTTGCGTTCGATCTCTCTGAAGGTTTGGGAAATAATGTAAAAATTACATTATTAAAAGGCGATTTTTCCGGTGTAGTTTATTCTTATGGGAAAGTTTCTGTTGAAGAAGATGAAGAGAACGATAAAGCGTATTTAAATTTCGATTTTGATATAGAAGATAATAATGATATAGAAGGTATAGAAAAAAATATAGATTTTAAAAATCATATCGGAGACGTACTAACTTCTATTGTATTATCGCAAGCCGTTAAAAGTGAAGGAGCTATATTTAATGAACCTGGAAACCTCGATACTTAAACATTTGATATATGACGAAGAATATACTCGTAAGGTTTTACCTTTTCTAAAAGAAGATTATTTTGGAGACAGAATAGAAAAATTAATATTCAATGAAATCGGTAGTTATATTGCAAAATATAATACGAACCCTACATATGAATCTTTAATAATTCAATTAAATGAAAAGAGTATTTCTGAAGAAGAATATAAAAGTAGCGTTGAGGTATTAACAGAAATTCAAAAATCGAAAGATGAATTGTCTAAGTTGGATTGGTTAACTGACAAGACTGAAAAGTTTTGTCAGGATCAAGCGATTTATAATGGAGTAAAAGAATCAATTCAAATATTGGATGGGAAAAATAAAACTCACGATAAAGGTGCAATACCAGACATTTTGTCAAAAGCGTTAGCAGTAAGTTTCGATAATAGTGTTGGTCACGATTATATAGACGATTATAACAGTAGGTATGACTTTTACCATAAAGTAGAAGAAAGAATACCATTCGATTTGGAATATTTTAATAAAATAACTAAAGGTGGTTTGCCAAAAAAGAGTATTTCTATTATTCTTGCTGGTCCTGGCGCTGGTAAATCTCTATTTATGTGTCACCACGCTTCTAGTTGTTTGGTTCAGGGTAAGAATGTTTTGTACATTACCCTTGAAATGGCAGAAGAAAGAATAGCAGAAAGGATTGACGCCAACCTATTAAATGTTACTGTTGACGACTTAGAAAAGTTGTCTCGAGAAGAATATGAAAGAAAAATTGGAAAATTGAAAAATAAAGTTGTTGGTAAACTAATCATTAAAGAATATCCAACAGCTTCCGCTTCTGTCGTACATTTTAGGACTTTGTTGAACGAATTAAACTTAAAAAAGAATTTTAAACCAGATATTATATTCATTGATTATATGAATATTTGTACTTCTTCTAGAATCAAAGTTAGTTCAAATGTAAATTCCTATACCTTGGTTAAAAGTATAGCAGAAGAAATTCGCGGTTTGGCTGTGGAATTTAACGTTCCTATTTTAACTGCTTCTCAGTTAACAAGATTTGGCGCTTCTAGTTCTGATCCTAACATGGAAGACGTTTCTGAGAGTTTTGGTACTGCAGCAACTGCCGATATGATGTTCGCCTTAATTTCTACTGAAGAATTAGAAGCTTTGGGGCAAATTATGGTTAAGCAAATAAAGAACAGATATTATGACCCAACAAAAAACAAACGGTTTGTTGTGGGTATTGATCGTGGTAAAATGAAACTCTTTGACGCAGAACAATCTGCTCAAATGGGGATTGTAGATTCAGGACAACCACCTCAAAACTTTTCTAGTCCCAAGAAGTCGTTTGAAGGTTTCAAGATTTGACTTTTTGCAAGGTTCAAGGTAAAATATTACTTTGAACCTTTTTCATTTTATGATTGTAAATTTGAATATTCTTGAAGAGTTGAAAACTCTTTCTTTATCTGGGACGCACCCAAAAGTTTGGATCGCCGCCGCTCTCGTCCATAGAAATAAAATTATTTCTTATGGTGTAAATCAAATGAAAACCCACCCATACCAAAGAAAATATGGTAGGAATAGTGAAGCGATTTATTGGCACGCAGAAACTTCTGCTATATATATTGCTTCGGTTAGGTTGGGTTTCGCAAAATTCAAAAATTCTACCCTATATATTTCTAGGTTGAAATACGATTCTCCAGATAAAGAAAATTTAGTTTCTGGTATAGCAAAGCCTTGCGATGGTTGTATGAGATGTATAAACGATTATGGTATAAAAAATGTAATTTATACCTTAGATAAAACTGATGCCAGCGAAAATTTTGGGATAATAACATTATGATTCAAAAAAAAGTTACAACAATTATTCCAACAACAGGTTCGGACACATTAAAGCAATGTATTGAATCTGTATTGGATCAAACGTACCCCACACAAGCATATATTGTAGTTGATGGATTTAACTATAAAGAAAAGGTGGGTGACGTACTATATAACATTAATACAGAAAATAAAAGGGTGGTTGTTCTTAATATACCAGAAAATGTGGGGGCAAATGGGTTCTATGGTCATAG